GTGCAGGAACCACATCGCCGGGGTGCCGGAGAGCGCATTGCCCGTCCGCCGGTCAATCCGATCGAGCGTCGCCGGAGCATACGTGATCCGGTAGTTCGGCGAGTGATCGTACAGCCGCACGAGGATGTCCGCGCGCGGCGGATCCGCGCCCCGCAGCGGCCCGCACAGGCGCCGCAGATGCTCCGGGAGGTCGGCTAACTGCGTCACGCGATCGTGACCGTGTAGACCTTGTTGAAGGCCATCGCCGCCGCCTGCTCGACCTTGACCGGCATGGTGAGCGAGCCCGCGTGCGTGCTCAGCACTTCCGGGTTCTGCTCGGCCGGGAACTGCATGTCCACCAGCACCGTCTCGTCGTTGTGGCGGCGGATCGCCGTCACCCAGCCCTTGAGTTCCATGTGCGCCTCCAAGGGTGGGGGTCGCGGCCCCCACCCCGGTGAGAAGTGCACGATCGCTAGAGCCTAGCCGATCGCTTCCGACACGCCCGTGGCGTACACGTTCCGTTGCGGATCGAGGTTCGCCAGTTCCATTTCCGTACGCCCGTAGGCGTACCAGGCGTCTTTGATGCCCTGCCCGACCGCCACCTGCTTGAAGATCGAGCCGGTGGTGTCGTCCCACTCGAACCCGGAGAGGTGATACCGCTTGAGCGTCGAGCGATCGAGCCCGATCACGCGGCCGATCGGCATGATCGGCAGCGCGCGGAGTTCGACCACGCGATCCCCGAGCCAGACCCGGATGCCCTTCGTGCCGCCCTCGGTGTTCTGCGGGCCGCTGGCGGAACCGTAGCCCGCCTGCTTCGCGAACTGCACGAAGGCATTGCGGAACGCCGCCTTGGACATCAGGAAGTGCGTGACCATCCCGCCGCCCAACTCCTCGGCGTCGTCCGCCATGCGGAGGAACAGCGTCTCGCTCGCGAGCGTCGAGTAGGGCGCCGCGCTGGCATCCACGACTTGCGACTTCCACTCGTCGAACGAGGACCGCGGGATGTTCTGATAGGTGTCGAGGATGGTGCCGTCGTCCACCTGCCCGAGCAGCCCCATCATTTCGACTTCGGCGCCCTGGACGGGCGCGTTGTTGCCGAGATCGTCACCGCGGAACAGGTAGTCGTTGTCGAGCCACCCGAGCGCGGCCACGTCGCTGTTGAAGGTGATGGCGCCGCCCCCGCCATTCGCGGCCTTGCTGACCGAGACGACGAGTGCGGAGGCGCCGTTGGAGCGGAGCGCGGAGCCGTCCGGATTGGGTCCGGCGACGAAACGCATCCCGCGGCGGATCCCCGGCAGCCAGCCCTTCACGTCCGACGCGAGCCCATACGGGGCGTCGATCGGCGCGACGACGGTCGTCGGGTTGCCATCGAGACGGCAGAAGATGCCCGCGCCGAACCCGATGGATTGACGGTTCAGATCGGCGCGCAGGGCGCGCTCGGTCTTGGTGAGTTCGACTTCCGCCCACCCGGCAAAGGCGGCCTTGGACTTCACCGCGTTCGCCATGATCCGGCGCGTCATCTGCGCGACCGCCAGGGTGGTCTTGAGGAAGATCCGGCCGTTCTGGAACGTCGGATTCCCGGGGACCGGCAGGAAGCCATTTTCATCGCGCGAGCCGATACCCTCGTTGTACCCAAAGAGTAGTGCCCGTTCGATGTAGCGGCCCTGCGGCCCCTCCATCACGGACGAGTCCTGCTCGAACAGGTCGATCGTCCGACTGTGCGACACGACCCCATCCCACAACGGATCTTGGAACACCGTCTTGAGCATGGCGTCGGCCGCGAGAGTGTTGAACGTCACGGTGTTGCTCCCTTTCGTCTAGCGACGGTTAGGACTGTCGCAGGACGGCCGCCGCTTCGGCGACGCTTTTCGCCTTCTTCAGCTTCTTCAGGTTGACGATCTCGCCACCTGGGGGCGCCGTGGCCTTGCCTCCGGCCAGGCGCTTCGTGCGTCGCTGGACTTCGTGGCGCGTCTCCAGCCGATCCTGCGTGTTCTTGCTGCCCTTCGGAGCCACGCTGGCCCCGTTGGGCGTGAACCGCCGCACGACGCTCTGCACGATCTTCAGCACGTCCGACCTGTTGACGAGGGGGCTTTGGCCCCGCTGTTGGCGGCGTACCGCTTCGTCGCGGATGCGCGTCGATGCGAACGTCAGGAACTCCTCGGCGTCGTCGGCCGGGAGATCCAATTCGATAGCGGTGCTCCGCAGCACTACGGCTACGTCGCCCGCCCACTGATTGTACTGCGTGGCCTGACTCTCATGCTTCAGGCCCGCGTCCACGGCCGCCTTCGCTCGGGCGTTCGCCAGTTCGGCCCGTTCCTTCAGCCGGTCCGGATCGAGCCCCCGGGAGTCGTCGTACCGCAACTTCTGGATCACCTTCAGCGCGGACTCGGGATGCTGTTGCATCCAGATCTCCACGAACCGCTCCCCGACGAGCTTGGGGCTCGCCGAGGCCGTGTCCTGGTCGTCCAGCATGAGCATCGCCGCCAGCGGCTGATTCGCCACGAACCGCGCCGATGTCTCGAACTGCTTCGCCGTTTGCAGCGTCTCCTGGACGACATCGAGTTGCTGCGAACGGTTGATGTGCGCCTTCAGCGTGTCGTGGAACTCCTGCGGGATGCCCTCCAACACGAGTTCCACGCCCGCCTTCTTCTCACGGGTGGAGAGAGGCGGCACCGAGAGCGTGAACCCCTTGGCGGCCTTCGCCTCCGCGGGCTCCTCCTTCTCCTCGGGCTCGTCGTCCGGCTTCTCCTCGGGTTCCTCCGGCTCCTCGCCAGGCTCCTCCTCGGGTTCGTCGTCCGGCGATTCCTCCTCCGGCGCCTCCTCCACCTCGTCGTCCGGCTCCTCCGCAGGACGCTCGTCGATCTCAGGATCGGTGTCGTCCGCGGTAAGCTGGTCGAGCAAGGCGTCGGCAGGAGACGCACCACCTCGCAGCTTCTGAGCGGCGGCGAACAGGGGATCCCGTTCCACCACCGCGGCTGCTGGATCGGCAGCGCGCGGCGCGGCCGGATCCAATCGAGGGTGTGTCATTGCCTAACCTCCGTTCAGGTTCGCGCTTCGATTACTGCTCCTCGCAGACGACCGTGCACTGCACGACGCCGCCCGCGGTGGTCTTGGCGCTCGTCAGCACGATCGCGTCCGAGGCCCCGAACTGATTCGCGCCGGTCGGCACTTCGCAGCGCCGCACCCCCGCGATGGTGGACAACGGGAACGACAGCACCGCGCCCGTGATCGCGACCGGAGTCGCGCCGTTCTTGCCGATGGCGGGCGTCACCGTGCCCGCGTCGGTGCCCGCCAGGACCGTCTGCACGACGCCATCGAGCGCCAGCACCCGGCCCTTGAAGCCCGGGAACAGGTAGATCGGCCCCTGCTGCGCCGTCACGAAGGAGGCGACGATGCCCGCGAACACCCTGACCTTCACCCCGGCGAAGCGCCGGAGATCCTGCACGGTCGTGATGTTCGAGCCGTCCGTGATGACCTTGAACAGCCACTCCGAGGTCGCGCCGATCGTGCTTTGGAGCGGCTTCGCCGCGCCGAGGGCCAGTTCGACGTACTGGAGGGAACCGTTCGGGTCGCAGTACACGTACGTGTCCTTCGACGCCGTGAACAGCTTCGTGGTGCCTTGGATGACGAACTCGCGGAAGCCTGCCGCACCCGCGGCGGCGATCCGCACGATGCCATCGAGGAACGTGGCCGTCAGGCCAGAGGCGGGCACCGGGTAATCCAACCCGTAGACCACACCCGGGCGGTTGACGCCCATCGTGCCTTCGAGGGCTCTCGCTGCGTTGCTCATGGAATAACCCCTTTCCCATCCGGGTCGGCCGGACGGTCGGTACTACGTGGCGAGCCTGATGGAGGCGCGACGCGGGTCGGCCGCGCCGGGAGTTACCGCCCCACGCGCCTGATCTTCGCCTCGCGGCGCCTTCGCAGGCGTGGGATTGGCCGCCTCCTCGGCTCCTGCCGGGCTTCCGCCGCCCCCTCCTCCGAGAGTCGGTGCCAGGGCCGTCATCATCAGGCCCTGCTGCCGCACCAGTTCGGCGACGTTCATCTGCTCGTGCATAAAGAGGTGGATGCGGAACAGTTGCTGGAGTTCAGGGCTCGCGTCCCGGAACGCCACCGTCTGCATATACGTCTTGTGCACCAGCAGGTGCGTGGCGTGGTCGTGCTCCGGCAGCACCGGGGGCAACTGCCCCAGGGCCAACTCCAGATGTTCACGCTGCGCCATGCTGTACGCGGGTCCGCCCGGACGGAGAACCCGGTTCAGGTCGGGGTAGTTCAGCGCCTTCAGCGCCTGGTCGATCGGCAGGCCCACGGCGACGAGCGCCATGATGCGATTCTGCTTCTCCTGCCGGGATTCGAGCACCTGGGATTCCGGGTTCGGCGTCACGTGGACACGACCCTGGAACATTTCCGGTGCCACCAGGATGAACTCGGCGGCCTGATCTTCCCCACTCAAGGTCAACATCCGCGCGTCATCGAGACACGCGGCCATGATGTGCCCCATCTTGTCGGCAATCCGCGCCCACACGTAGGAGTGGCGGCGCACCGTCGCCCCCCACACGCGGTCGGTGTCGAACCGCACCTCGCGTTGGAGTTCCCCGGAGGCGTCGGTCGTGACCGGCATCCCCTCCGAGCCGAACGGCTGGCTCCCGAGCAACTGCATCCAGTTCTGGAGCAGCGTCGCGAGGTCCATCGAGCCGCGCGGCAGATCGCCCGCAGGCATCCGCCACATCGGGTCGCCGAGCCCCGGCAGCATGTTGGCCGGGAGGCGCGCGCCGGGACGGCCGATCTGCTTCGCCATCTCGTCGCTGATGATGTTCTCGTTGTAGAACTCGGTCGGCTGCTCGAAGTAATCGACGGCATCCTGCACGCCATGCAGGCGGCGGTTGAGGGCCGTCTGAAGCGGGTTCAGGATCTCGAAGTCGCCCATGCCCTCGTTGCGGGCCGGGAGCGGCACCGCGTCGAAGGCGTCGAACGGCATCACGGCTTCCTCGTGCTGCCCGTCGATCCAGTAGGGGTTGATGTCGTCGTACAGCACATCGTCGCTGGTCGTGACCGTGACGCGGCCGCGCGAGAGGTAGGGATCGTTCGGGATCTCACGGCGCCAGTGCTCGCGGATCCGCTTCATCCCCTGCACCGTGATCCCCTGGATCGTGCCGAGCGACATCAGGCTGCCGGGGCTTGACGGCATCCCGTAGTTGGCGCCGTACATCAGCTTGAGCGTGATGTCGTCGTCGCTCGTGATGTCGTCGGGCTCGACGCGCTTGCCGAAGCGGCGCTCCACTTCATCGACCGGCAGCAGATACTCGCGCGTGTACCACGGCTTGCGGTGGAAGGGCTCGCCCCCGTAGGGCGTAATCACGCTCGTCGGGCACAGCACATCCAAGGCAAGATCGCCGAGCCGGGACGAGTAGGGCTCCCCGTACTGCACCTGCCCGGCCGCGTCCAGCACGGGCTCGCCTGCGTCGTCCCGCACGAGCGCGGGTTCCCACAGGCCGGACGTGTTGCGGACGAAGGGGGCATCGGTCAGTTGCTGGCGGACCAGCAGGCCGTCGCGCGTGAACTCGACCATCGCATCGGCCCGGGCCTGCGTCGCCGCGCCGCGGTCGGGATCCCAGCGGATCATCGTGATCGCGCGTGCGCCGAGAATCACCCAGGCGTACAGGTCGTAGACCGACTCCGGCACCTCCATCTGGTGCCACTGGTAGCGCCACGCAGGCTCCATCACCTGCGCCATCGTGGCGTCCTTCCAGTCGGCGGTCGCCGGGACGAAGCCCATCGTCGGCACGTTCTCGGTGAGCTTCGAGAGTGTCAGCTTGTAGTAGTGCGCCA